TCCTTTTTAGTTAAGTTAAAATTTTGATAATACGTACACTATTTAATCAAAAACAATGTCAAACCCAGAATGTGTTTGGATTATCAGGTCAAACTTAGACACGGCAAAAACGAGGAGACAAGACACAGAAAAAAACTTGCGTAGCAAAATACAAAGAGTGTCTTGAGCGAGGAGATTTTTGCAAGAAGAGGAAAAAAAATCCTAGGTATGGTCGGTACGGAGGGGATTTTATTTTCTCTTCTTATCGTGTCTAACGTGCCACGTTGGGCAGAACGTAGAAACCAAATCGTTCAGCGCGTGCAGAGCGCCCTTCGAGGTTTGACCTGAGAACCTCTGCGTCTACCAGCAGAGGGCTTGCTCCAAATACATTATGGGGAAGCGCATAGCGTAAAGCGTTGTTGCGCTGGGCAACTGGACTGACTTTTTTTTTATTGATTGGTAGATGAGTCGTTAGGCGTTTTTGACAAAGGCGCTCGCGTCTTTGCTGGGGACGCCGACCCTTTTCGTAGCACCTCCTGATCTGCGCCTATCAGCAGATCGAAAGCTGTAGAGCTTTTTGTGCATGCGTCTATCGGCATGTGCAAAAACCTACAGATTTCATGCGACCACAGAAGACTTTGTTGGAGGTGCGGAGATTAGGGGAACGGTGGATGTTAAGAACTGATACGGACAGAGCAATGTGGATGGTAGGCATGTCGTCTTCATCATGCCTTGCGTCCACATACAGCGGCATCTCGTCTGAATGATCAAACTTTTCAGTCTGAAGTTTGTCGACCGCCGTTCGAGTACGGCATCGGCACCATCAGTTGCCCTACTGATTCGTGGTGTGCTGACGAGACAGCACGTCCGATACAGCGCGACAGAGTAACGAGCATGGTTGGTGTATTCTCATGAGCCAGACAGCGTTCTGGGAAAGATGGTTCGCCTCTATCGCGAACTTAAGTCTGTGACTTCATCTTTTACAGGTTGTGGCTGGGGAAGACTGCTGAGAATACAGCGTTCTGTCGATACGCTTTTTGTAGAATTTGAAATTAATGTATTGACAAGTAGACAGAAAATACGGCACAGTTGACGGCATGACACTTGTGAAGATAACCGAGAAACAGAAGAAGCTGGTTGATACGTTAGTAGCAAAAGGATGCAGTATCAAACAAGCAAGTGATGAAGCTGGATACGCAAAGGGTGAATCAGGCAGAGTAACTGCTAGCAAGGCTTTGAGAACACCACATGTGCAACAGTATATGATGCAAGCAATAGCAGATAACATGAGCATAAATGCTACGAAAGCGTTGAATAAGATAGTGCAACTATCAAGTAATGCTAAGTCTGAATACGTTAGCCTTGAAGCTAGTAAAGATTTGCTTGATCGTGCTGGGTTCAAAGCACCAGATAAGGTAATGCATAGCCATGTTGGTAATGTCAATGTAAAGATTGATTTGTCTTGATGCTTCTCTGTATACCATACGAGCTAGTGAAAGTATTTGCTTGTGACGCTTGCGGAGCGCGCAAATACACAGATATATATTGTCGTTGGCTTGCAATATCCTACTAACGCAGTGGGGGGTAAAAATTGGCAAGCCAATGACACGTAATGGTCTTGCCCTCACATTATTCTTGAAAAAAGCTCGTTACTGTTTTATAGGTAGAAGATCAAGCTTGAGAAGAGAGGGTTTGTATGCTGAATACTTGGCATGGCATTGTGATCACAGTTCATCAAAAGGCAGTCTGAGAAATCTTTAGAACATTGCAACTATAGCATAGGCTCAGTTTATATTTAGGACACCCTCTCTTCACCTTGTGGACGATGTGGAGCTTGTGGATGATATATAGGAGTATGGAGATATGAGAGTTGGGGTGATGGTAGCTGGTCTACTTAAAAAGTTATTGCAAACAAAACAGAACGTAGATAGTCTTTCTGAAGAGGAGATTGTTCATGGCAAAGACACCACTGTGGCAACGCAAGGGAGGAAAGAATCCAAAGGGAGGGCTAAACGCGGCAGGAAGAGCGTCAGCTCGAAAACAAGGAATGAATCTCAAAGCACCAGTCAAGTCAGGAGACAATCCTCGAAGAGCAAGCTTCCTAGCAAGAATGGGAAACATGAAAGGACCGGAGAGAGACTCAAAGGGAAGACCGACAAGACTTCTTCTAAGTCTAAGAGCATGGGGAGCAAGTAGCAAAGCTGATGCTCGAGCGAAAGCAAAAGCTATTAGTAAACGAAACGAAGCTAAGAAAAAGAAAGGTACAGCATGAAACATACAATGGGTTCTATTCGAGATAAGAAGAATGGTAATGGTTTAACTGCCAAGCAGAAGACTTTACCAAAAGACCTTCAAGAAAAAATTATGAAGTCAAAGAAGAAAAAGAAACCTTTATATAAGGCATAGGTCATGGCAGTTAATGCGGCTGGTAACTATACCAAACCAAAGATGCGTAAAGCTTTATTCAACTCTATAAAAGCTAGAGCTGTTCAAGGTACGGCGGCTGGTAAATGGTCAGCACGAAAAGCACAACTCCTGGCTAAACTTTATAAGAAACGTGGTGGTGGATATACCTAATGAAGAAGTCACAGAGAAGCTTAAAGGCTTGGGGAGAACAAGACTGGCAAACGAAAAGTGGCAAGAAGTCTTCGGTGACTGGGGAAAGATATCTACCAAAGAAAGCAATCAAAGCTCTTACAGCAGAAGAGTACGCACGAACCACAGCAGAGAAAAGAAAAGCAAAGAAGAAAGGGAAACAATTTTCTTCTCAACCAAAAGCGATTGCAAAAAAGACAGCACTCTATAGGAAATTTGCATGAGCTTTATAAACAATCTCAAACCAGAAGAGCATAGATATTTAAGACGCATAGTAAAAGAAATACACTTTCAATACTTTGATGAGAAACATGGAGCTTCTTTCGTCACTAATAAAATGCTTGATAATGTTATTGAGAACATTGGACCTGAGGTTGCAGAGGCAATGATTAGAACTGGTGTAGATAAAGGTGACAGAGTTTAAGTACAAGCCTGATGGCAATGTTTTAAAAAGTTTTATGAAGGATGATAGTTTCTTTCGTGGTATCCGCGGCCCAGTTGGTTCTGGTAAATCTGTTGGATGCTGTGTTGAGTTATTCCGAAGAGCATTAGAACAGAAACCAAATGATGATGGAGTTCGGAAATCTCGATGGGCTGTTATCCGAAACACCAATCCCCAGCTAAGAACTACAACAATCAAGACATGGTTAGACTGGTTTCCAGAATCAGACTGGGGTAACTTTCACTGGTCTGTTCCTTACACTCACCACATCAAAGTAAATGATCTAGACCTTGAAGTAATTTTTTTAGCGTTAGATAGACCAGAAGATGTAAAGAAGTTGTTGTCATTAGAACTTACTGGGATATGGATTAACGAAGCGAGAGAAATACCAAAGAGTATAGTTGATGCGTGTACTATGCGTGTTGGTAGATATCCAAGTATGCGAGAAGGTGGTGCCAGTTGGTCAGGTGTTATCTGTGATACTAACGCACCAGAAGAAGATCATTGGTGGGCTATCATGTCAGGTGAAGTTCCTATCCCTGATCACATTCCTCGAGAGCAAGCAACTATGTTAGTAAAGCCTGACAACTGGAGATTCTTTGCACAGCCTCCAGCTATGAAAGAACATATCAATGATAGAAAAGAAGTTACTTCTTATTCTCTGAATAAAGATGCAGAGAACCGAAAAAATATTTTAGAAACATATTATCCTAATCTGATAAGAGGTAAGACTAAGAACTGGATAGATGTTTATGTAATGAATAGGTTGGGATTGATTCAGGAAGGCAAACCAGTTTATCCTGACTTTCTTTCTGAAACTCATATAGCTGATGAAGAGATACCAGTTGCTATTGGCATACCACTATATGTTGGGATTGACTTTGGCTTGACTCCTTCTGCTGTCTTTGGTCAGAAGGTAAGAGGTCGATGGTTGGTTCAAGCTGAGATTGTTGCTGTTGATATGGGTGTAGTTCGTTTTGCTGAGTTACTGCGGCAAGAGATTGCAACACGATTTAATGGACTTGATGTTTATATCTATGGTGATCCAGCTGGTGACTTCCGAGCGCAGACAGATGAATCAACTCCTTTTCAAATACTAAGAGGAGCTGGATTGAAAGCTGTGCCAGCTCCTAGTAATAGTGTTGACCTAAGATTGGAATCTGTTTCTTCTCAACTAACTAAGATGGCAGAGGGATTGCCAGCCTTTATGATTGATAGAAGATGTGTAACATTAATCAAAGGTTTTCAAGGTGGTTATTGCTATAGACGTATGCAAGTATCTGGAGAAAGATATGATGATAAACCTGAGAAAAATATGTACTCTCACATCCATGATGCCTTGCAATATATGATGCTTGGTGCTGGTGAAGGACGTAGTTTGATGTCTGGACAGAAACCAGTCAAAGCTTTCAATGCAAGAAAAGGCTTTGATATTTTTAGAAGATCGCCTAATAATAAGAAAAGTAGCTCATTTTGGAATAGACTATAAGGAGATTCGGTATGTGTTTTGGTGGTGGTGGAAGCAGTCAACCTGAGAAAACAAGTCCAGTTGTTGACCAAGAACAAAAAGAAAAAGAGAAAGAAGAAAAGAAACGAACTATCGAACGGCGGCAAGAAGAAAAAGAACGCACTATTGCACAAGAGCAACCAATAAAAACATCACTCACTTATGAGACTGGACCAAAGACTGGTCAGTCAGTTATGCGTGGAAGTAGAGGACGAAGAGCATTATATACTTCTGCTCGAGGTGGTATTGGATATAGAAGTCCAATGAGTGGTGGAGGAATGTACGGCTAATGCATGATGAAGAAATCATAGATTCTTTTCTGAAAAAATACGACAGAGCAAAATCAGTAAGACAAAGATGGGAAAGTCTCTTTGATGAGTGCTATGAATTTGCTTTGCCTATGCGACAAACCTTTGGAACAAATAGTATTGGTGAAAGAAGAGATGATAAAATTTTTGATGAGACTGCTGTTGTTGGTGTTCAGGAATTTGCATCAAGACTTCAGGCTGGTCTAGTTCCAAACTTTGCTCGATGGGCTGACTTTACTGCTGGTAGTGAAGTTCCAAAAGAACAAAAAGATGCTATCAATAATGAACTTGAAGAGGTAACTGATTATGTCTTTGAGGTTATTCAGAACTCAAACTTTGGTCAGGAGGTTCATGAATCGTTTATGGATTTGGCAATCGGTACTGGTGTACTGCATGTCGAGGAGGGCGATTCTATTAATCCTATTAATTTTACAGCTCTGCCTCTTCCTCATGTTGTATTGGATGTTGGTCCTGACGATAGGATTGATCATGTATATAGAGAGAGGGATATTCGGTACTCTGATATAATGGTTCTATATCCTAAAGCAACAATTAACTCTCGACTGCAATCTGTTATGACTGCTAATCCAGAAGGTAGAACAAAGGTATTAGAGATAATATGTAAAGACTATTCTCAAATAAATGAGGATGCATACTTCTGTATTATCTTTGATATTAATACAAAGTGCATGTTGAAGTATGAAACCTTCAAAGGCACTGGTAGTAATCCTTTTATTTGTTTTCGTTGGAGCAAAGATCCCGGCGCGATCTATGGTCGAGGTCCACTTATCAATGCATTGAGTGCAATCAAAACTACTAACCTTACGATAGAATTGATATTAGAAAATGCACAGATGGCTATATCTGGTGTCTATCAAATGGATGATGATGGTGTTATTAATCCAGATACAATAAACTTAGTGCCTGGAACTGTAATACCTAAAGCACCAAACTCTGCTGGACTGCAACCAGTTCAAGCCGCTGGATCATTTGATGTGGCTAATCTTATTCTTTCTGATATGCGACTTAATATTAAGAGAGCATTGTATAACGACATGCTTGGAAATCCAGATCGAACACCAGCAAGTGCAACAGAGATAGCAGAACGTATGGCAGATTTATCAAGACGTATTGGTTCTGCGTTCGGTCGATTACAAGCTGAGTTAGTACAGCCAGTTCTTCAGCGTGTTGTATACATATTGAAGAAGCAAGGACGTATAAACATACCAACAATCAATGGTAGGTCAGTCAAGGTTCGTTCTGTTTCACCACTTTCGCAAGCACAAGCTAATCAAGATATTACATCTATCAATAGATTTTTAGAAATGATTGGAGTGCGATTTGGACCAGAGCTAACTAATGTTCTTATTAATTCAGAAGAGACAGCAATATACCTAGCTAAGAAATTTGGTATACCAGAGTATCTACTAAGAGACTTAGAAGAACGTAAACAGATAATAGCTATGGCTCAACAACTACAACAACAACAAGCAATGATGCAACAACAAGGAACTATGGATGAACAAACTCAGCAGTAACATATCAAGTCTTGATGGATATCCTAGAGATAAGATTGACGATCAAAACATATCTTTAAATTTTGTTTCTCTGTTTAGCTCACCAGCTGGAGCAGAAGTATTGAAGTATTTACGCAGTGTAACAATAGAAGCTGTACATGGATCAGCTGTAACTAATGATACACTTCGTCATGCAGAAGGTCAGCGATATATTGTTGGCTTAATTGAAAGACGTATTCAACATGGACATAAGGTAAAATCAAATGAGTGAAGAACAAACACAGGAAGCACAACCACAAGAAGAACAACAGACTATTGAAGTACCTCAAGAGTATGCTGATGATAGACCTAAATGGTTACCTGAAAAGTTTAAGACTCCTGAAGACTTAGCTAACTCTTATGCAAATCTTGAGAGTAAGTTTGGTCAGAAAGAAGATGAGATACGCAATAGCGTTATGAAAGAGATTGAAGAGAAAGCGTATTCTGAAAGACCAGCAACTGCTGGTGACTATGTTGTTCCTGAGATTATTGACGCTGAAGAAGCTGTTGATAATGATCTTCTTGACTGGTGGGCTGATCATTCTTATGAGAATGGATTCTCTCAACAAGAGTTTGAGAATGGTATTCAAAAGTTTTATGAAGCGACAACTGGTGGATATAATGCAGATGCAGAGATGGAGCAGTTAGGTGATAACGCACAAGAGAGAGTTGAAGCTGTTGGATTGTTTGTTGAAAAAACATTTAGTGAGGATACTCGATCTGCTATTGATGACCTTTGTTCAACAGCAGAAGGAATAAAAGCTATGGAGATTATTATGCATAATCTTAAAGAGAACCCTGTGTCTGGAACATCACAGCCAACTGCTACACTTACTGATGATAAGCTTCGAGAGATGATGAATGATCCTCGATACTATAGTCCAAACCAGCGTGACCCAGCCTTTGTCAAAATGGTTGATGAAGGATTTAGAAAGATGTATAACAGATGACCAAAAAAAAAGTAAAGAAGCCGATAAAGTATTGACTTATATTAAAAGAGGCAACCTTGAGTTCAGACCATGTGTTGTATCTGATATTGATATTATTATCGATAACATGCGCTTACCTGATATCCGAGAGTGTGCATTGGTGGGTGTGACTCCAATGATTGCACTTAGAGTTCCTTTTGAAGAAAACGATTCAAGAGGTTTTACTATTACACATAATCGTAAACCTATTGCTATGTGCGGTGTAACTTCTATGGATAAGTATATGCATACTGGAAAGATATGGTTTCTTGGTACTGATGAGGTTGATGATATATGGAAATCTTTCTACAAACACAGTAAATTGATTCTTAGTTTTCTTGCTATCGGTTATGATATTGTAGAAAATTATGTGCCAGTTGACCACGACAAGACTATTCGATGGCTAAAATGGATAGGGTTTGAGGTAGAAGATCAGCAATATTTTATACATGATCATGAGTTTGTGCGAGTTTTCTATTGCAATTTAAATAAATTTGAGTCTAATAATA